ACCTCGCCGCCCTCTCGACGTATGACGGCCGCACCCATGCGAAGAAAATGCTCGAGGCGATCGAAGCGGCCTATGAAGGCAAGGCCTCCACCACCCAGCTCCAACTCGAAATCAACGGCCGCCGGATCATTAATTTCACGCCGGCCGATCTGATCAAATGGCGGAGCTTCTATCAGGCGGAAGTGGCCAAAGAAGCCGACGCCGATTCCTTTGCGCGGACCGGGATCAATCGCCGGCGGATCGGCATCCGGTGCACCCGTGTTTGACGGATTGCGCCGCACCCTCGCCCGTTACCTTGCGCCGCCCGCGAAGCGCGCGACCGCGCAGCGGATGTATGCCGTCGGCCGGGCCGGTCGCACGACGAGCGGCTGGGGCACCTCGACCACCAGCGAAGACAACGAACTCCAGACGAGTCTCACGACGGCCCGGAATCGTTCGCGCGCCCTGGTGCGTGACGCCGGCTATGCCAAGCGGGCGAAAGTCATCATCCAGAACAATATCATCGGCTCCGGCATCGGCATGCAGGCCAAGGTCAAGACCACGCGCAATACGTTCAACGATGCGATCAACGACGACATTGAGGAGGCCTGCGAAGAGTGGTGTCAGGCGGGCCATTGCCATATGGGCCGCTCGCTGCACTTCGCCGACCTGGAACGGCAACTGATCGGGCAGGTCTTCGAAGCGGGCGAGATCTTCATCCGTCTGCATTTCACCAAGCTCCCCGGTTCCTCCGTGCCGCTCGCGCTCGAAATCATCGAGCCGGAGCGGTTGGCCGATCAGTTCCAGCCCTCTCCCGGCGTCACCTCCGCGACGGTCCGGCTGGGCGTGGAGATCGACGCCTTTTTCGCGCCCTTGGCCTATTGGTTCCGCACGACCCATCCCGGTGATTTGCAACCGCTCCGGCCGAACCAGACCGCGAGCGCCCTCGAGCGCGTCCCGGCCGAATATATCCAGCATCTGCGCCTCATCGACCGCTGGCCGCAGACACGGGCCATTCCCTGGATGCACGCCGCCGCCCGGAAGCTGAACGATATGGACGGATTGACGGAGGCGGAAATTACGGCCGCTCGGGCCGCTGCCTGCTATATGGGCATCATCGAAACCCCCGCCGGCGATCCCAGTTTCGGCGACGAGCAAGAGGACGGCTCGCTCCAGATGGAACTCGAACCGGCCGTCGTGCAGCGTTTGGCCGCCGGCGAGAAATTCAACAGCTTTAGCCCCAATCGGCCCAATACGCAGATCGATCCCTTCATGCGCATGATGTTGCGCGAAGTCGCCGCCGGCGTCGGCTGTAGTTACGAAAGCCTCTCGCGCGATTATTCACAAAGCAACTATTCCAGTTCTCGTCTCGCGCTGCTCGATGATCGCGATCTCTGGCGCGTCCTGCAACTCTGGTTCATCCGGTCGTTCCGGCATCGCCTCCATAAGCTCTGGTTGCAACAGGCCGTGCTGGCCGGTGCGATCCCCTCGATCAATATCCAGGAGTATGCGGCGAATCCCAAAAAGTTCGAAGCCGTCTGCTTCAAACCGCGTGGGTGGGGGTGGGTCGATCCCACCAAAGAAGTCAACGCCTATAAAGAAGCCGTGCGGTGCGGCTTCACGACGACTACGGCGGTCATTGCCGCGACCGGCGATGGCCGCGATCTCGAAGACGTGCTCGATGAGCGCGAGTCCGAGCTGGAGCAGATGGCCGAGAAGGGCCTGATGTTCGATACGGATCCGAACGTGCCCTCGGCGGCCAAGGAGACGGCGCAGAACCCGGCCGATCCGCCCCTTGTCGTGGATCCCGCTGCCGGCGACGAAGGCGCCGACCCCACCGTGCAGACGGCGGAAAAAATGTTGAAGAGCGCAGGGAGGTCCCATGCCTGAGGTCGTTGAAGAAGTCATCAAGCAAAAAGGTTTACTGCGCCGCGGTGTCGAAGCGGCCGCCATCCTGATCGAGCGCAAAGATAATCAGGACACCTTGACCTTCCCGGCGTCGTCCGAAGAGCCGGTTGAACGCTGGTACGGCACCGAAGTGCTCTCGCACGAGAAAAGCGCGGTGCGGCTCGATCGGGCCAAGTCCGGTGCCATGCCACTGCTGTTCAATCACAACGTCGATGATCCCATCGGTGTCATTAGCGATGCGCGCGTGGAGAACAACCGGCTGATGGTCGACGCGAAATTGTTCGCGACCGATCGGGCCCAAGAAGTGAAGACGATGATCGACGGCGGCCTGCGGAACGTCTCCCTGGCCTATCGCATCAACGTCATCGAGGAAAATACCAAGACCGAAGTTTACACGATGACCGATTGGGAGCCCTATGAGGTCTCGATCGTGAGCGTGCCGGCAGATCCCACCGTCGGGATTGGTCGGTGCGAGAAGGAATATGACGTGCGGATGATCCGGGCGTCGAAGCCGGATTCCAGCCCGCCGGCCGCGGTCGTTCCCCCGCAAGCAGCACGCGCACCAATCAGTCAACCCCCGGCGCCCAGCGCCCAAACAAAGGAGCAGGTTATGACCGACGAAGAGAACGCCGCCGCGGTGGCCGCTGAGGCAGCCAACACACGAAAGATTGGGGCCGTGGAGGCCGAGAAGGAGCGCCGGCAGGCCATCGCCAATCTCTGTAAGTCCAACCGCATCGATGCGCGCGTCGAAGCCCGCTGGATCGAGGAGGGCATGCCGCTCACGAAGATCGCAAGCGAAATCCTCGACGTCATGGAAGAGCGCGGCCGGCAGCATCCAGTCTCCGCCTCAGCCGTCGGCATGTCGGTGAAAGAAGCCAAGGGTTATAGCATCTTCCGCGCCATTCGCGCCATGAAGTTCGGCGGCAACAATCCGAAGTTCATCGAGGAAGCGTCCTTCGAGATCGAGTGTTCACGCACCGTCGCCAAGCAGCTGGGCCGTGAACTCACATCGAACATTCTCGTGCCTGGCGAAGTGCTCACGCGACCCCTCGGGGCCGAGGCGGCATCACGCGCCATGGCGACGCAGCCCGGTTCGAAGGGTGGCTATCTGGTGAACGTGGAGAACATGGGGTTCATCGATATTCTGCGCAACCGCTCCGTGGCCCTCGCCATGGGAGCGCGGAATCTCTCCGGGTTGGTCGGCAATGTGACCTTTGCCCGCCAGACCGGCAAGGGGACGGTCACGTGGCAGGGTGGGGATGGCACGAGCGTCACCGCGACCGACCAAGCATTGGGCCAGCTCTCCATGACGCCGAAGACGGCGATCGCCATCACTGATGTGTCCGAGCAGCTCCTCCGGCAGAGCACGCCGTCGGCCGAGCAGTTCGTCATGGCCGATCTGGCGGCGGACATCGCGATCGATGGCGTGGATGCCGTGGTGATCAAGGGGACCGGCGGCGCACAGCCGATCGGCATCGAGAACACCTCCGGGATCACCTCGGGTCAGGATGCGGCCTCCGCCACCTATGCCAAGATTCTCGCGTTCGTCTCGACGGCCGGCGGGGCCAATGCGATTCGCGGCAATCCGGGATGGGTCACCACGACCGCCGGCGCCGCGCGCCTCATGCAGGTGCAACGGTTCACCAGCACCGATACCCCGCTCTGGACCGGCAACATGCTCGACGGCGAGCTCGTCGGGTTCAAGGCCATGTCGTCCGAGCAATTGACGGCCGCCCACTTGATCTTCGGCTCGTGGAACGAAGTCATCATCGGCGATTGGGGCGTGCTCGAGCTCGCCATGGACAATGGCGGCACCCGGTTCAACCAGGCGCAGGTCGGGATCCGCGCCATGTGGATGGTGGATGTCCTCATCCGCTATCCGCAAGCGTTCATCTGTTCGTCGAACCTGTCCTAACATGAAAGTCCGAGCCCTCCGCGGTGTCTGCATTGGAGTCGGCCAGCATCTGAAGGCTGGTGACTCCGCCGACCTGGATGCGGCCATGGTCACCTTTCTGACGGGCATCGGCGCCGTGGAACTTGCGCCCATCGACCCGGCACCACAGACGATTCACACCGAGCCGGCCGCGCCGGCCAGCCCGGAGGAATCGGCACAGCTACCCATCGACCCGGATGCGAAACCCTCCGTAGGGAAGTCCGGCAAAAAGGAGAAATAAGCGATGCTCAATTCTCAAGCCTCCGCAGCGACGATGACCTCCCTGATCGATGCCGTCTCAGCCGCCAACACCGCCGCCGCCACGAGCGGCAGCGGCAAATGGCTGGACGTGCGACCCTATAGCGGAGAAATCCTCGTGGTGCAGCAGATCGGCGCCGTCACCGGCTCGATCACCGGCAAGCTGCAATCGGCCTCTGACGCCAACGGCACCGGCGCCGCCGATATCACTGGGGCGACGTTCACGGCCGTGAGTTCGGCGAACAATACCCAGACCTATGCGCTCGATCCGAAGAAAGTCGTCGGCGGATTCCTGGGCTATGTCGGCACGATCGTCACGGGGCCGGCGCTGGTCAGCGTGTCAGCGGGCGGGAAGAAGCAAATCGTCTAAGACGGTCAGCCCTGTCGCTCGCCACCGGATCGGGCCGTCCCGATCCGGTGGACGGAGCGGCGACCTCCTAAGGAGTGTCATGTCGGATGCCGTGGATCTCATCCAGCAACTCGGTGGCGAACGCGTCACCTATCTGCCCTATGGCGGCGTCCCGACGTCGTGTTGGGCGATCGTCGAGCGGCGCCCCTCGCAGATTCAGCAGGCGAACGGGACGGTCTTTGGCGTGAATACCATGCAGATCGTGATCCCGATGGATGCGACCGACGGGATGCTGCAGATCCAAGTCCGGAAAGATCGGGTGCGGTTCAGGAAGAACCTGAGTGACAGCCAGGAGAGCGACTTTACCGTGAACAAGATCGTCCAGGAAGACGCCGGACTGACCGCCAGCGATGGCGGGATGTTCCGTCTGGAGGTGCAGGCCTGATGCCGACCGACGGCGCGATTGTCGATGTCGTGAACTTCGAGGAGTTGCAGCAGGCGCTGCACGAGGCGCCGGTCGAGACCTTCCGCTATGTGAAGACGGCGATGTTTCGGTTTGCGCGCCGCGTGGCCCGCACGGTCAAGACCGAATCGCTCTCCGGGCGTCCCGGGATTGCCGGTGGTCCCTGGCGGCGCCTCAGCGACAAGAATATTCAAGGATTTACCGTGGGGACGGATCTCGCGAGCTTGAAGTCGGTCAACAAGGCCTCGCGGATCGTCCGCACCCATATCGAAGGCGCCGTCATTACCCCCAAGTCTGGCGGCTTCCTGTTCTTGAGCCGGAAAAATGGACGCGGCACTGGCCGCATCTTCGCGCGCGTGAAATCCGTCACCATTCCGGCGCGGGTCCCGTTTGAACAACCGTGGCAGCGGGAGATCCCGAACGCGACGGCGCAGATTGCCGATGCCGTGCAGCGGGCCCTCTCCGGGGCGCTCGATCAACGGATGCAGGCCATCAGTGCGGCCGTCTCGCGAGTCGTGCATGGCTGACTCGGTCCGGGAACGCATCATGAAGCATCTGCAGACGACCCTCGAAACGATTACGGTCGCGAACGGCTATGCGAATACGCTGAACCTGGTCGAGCGCTGTCTGCAGCGGGGGCAATCGTTGAATCCACCCATGGCCTATCTTCTGGAGGGGAGCGACGACACGCAGGAGGGCGGGCCGCTGTCCGGCAATGGCGGGCTCCTCTCACGTCAATTCGACGTGGGGATCGTGCTGCTCGTCCAGCAGGATGAGGACACCGATGCGAAATCGGCCTCCGAGGTGATGAACAGCCTCATTGCGGACGTCCAAGAGGCGCTGCAGCTCGACGTGCGGCGCGGTGATTTGGCCGTCAATACCGAAGAGACGAGCGTGAGTCCCGTGCAGATCGAGGAGGGGCAACCGATGCTCTCCTGCACCGTCGCCTACCGCATCAGTTATCGACATAGCCGGCTCGATCCGACACAGGCCGGATGAAGGGGTCCTCCATGAAAGTCAAACTGTCCTGCACCTATTACGACGAGAAACAGCAGAAGAAAGGCGAGCCGGGCGACGTGCTGGATCTGTCGCCGAAGGAGGCGCAGCCGCTGTTGGACGGCGGGAGCGCGCAGCTCGTCGAACCGCCGAAGAAATCTGAACAGGCCTGAGTCGCACGCGCACGGCGCGAAAGGAGTCTGACCCATGGGAAAAATCCTCAGTAATCGCGCCGTCGTCGCGGCGAAGGCGGAAACCACCGAAGGCACCGTCATCGCGCTCGCCGGGACTGACGCGAACTTCCAGGTGATGGAGCCGAAGTTCGAGGCCGACGTGAGCATGTTCAAACGCAGCATCCTCGACGTGGCCCTGTCGCCGTTCAAGATGATCCCCGGCACGCGCCTCGGCAAGATTTCCTTCAAGGTCGAGAACAAAGGATCGGGCACCGCCGGGACCGCCCCGGCCCTGGGCAAGCTCCTCATCGCCTGCGGATTTGCCGAAGCGGTGGTGGCCGTCACGAGCGTCACCTATACGCCGACCTCGACCCTGGCCAATATCACGCCCATGACCGTCGCGCTGTTTAAGGACGGTCTCAAGAAGATCATCAAGGGCGCGCGGGGCAACGTGAAATACAGCGCCAAGAATGGCGAGCCCGGCATGTTCGAGTTCGAATTCATCGGGGTCTACGACAGCGTGGCCGATGTCGCACTGATCACGCCTTCCGGTGTGGAGACCACGGTTCCCGTCGCCCTGCTGTCGGCCCTCTTCAGTGTGGGCGGCTTCTCGGCCTTCATGTCGCAAATCACCTTCGATATGGCCAATACGATCGAGCCGCGCGCCGATGTGAATTCCGCGGCGGGCTACATCAGTGCCATTCTGACCAATCGCGAACCCAAGGGCAGCTTCGATCCGGAAGACGAATTGGTGGCCAACCATGACTGGTATGGCCGCTGGCTCGGCGGGACAACCGGCGTGCTCACCTGGAAACATCCCGGATCCGCGGGCAACATCTGCACGTTCAATATTCCGGTCTGTCAGTACACAAAGATTTCGGAGAGCGATCGGAACGGCATTGCGACACTGGGAACCGACTTCCTCATGGCGCGCAGCGCGTCGTCCGGGAATGACGAGCTGAGTATTGCGTACACATAAACCGTCCCTCCGGTGCATGGTCTGTCCGGTCTGTCCGGTGTGACCAAACGGACCGACGAGACGAGATAGATCAAATTGACGCACGAAACCGAACAGACCAGATCAGGGAGCATCATGGAACCCACGACTGACCTCCACGCAAAAACCTATCTCATCGGTGGGATCACCTATCGACTGGAGCCGCTGTCTTGGCAGCAAAATAAATGGCTCGGTGATCATATTTTCGGCGCCATCGATCTGGCGGCGCTGGATTATGCAGTGATTCACGACCTGTTGCGCGAGAAGGGCCCGCTCTTCATGGCGATCTGTCTCCTCGCAGAGGGCGAGACCCGGCCGGCGAAGGCCGCGCTGCCGTTCAGCGCCATCCAGCGTCTGGCGCAGACGTTCGCCGGGGAACTGACCGGCGGGGAGGTGGCGCTCTTCGGCCCACATTTTTTTCTCTGCAATCCGCCCGCGCAGATGTCGATGCTGCTGAGCGGGAAAGTCCTGCTGAGCGCCTTACAGCGCGCGCACGACGCACCGTCCCCTGCACCTATCGCGAGTGGGTCGAGCACAGCCTCGTCGCCCTTACCGACGGCGACCTCTCCAAGCTCCGAGGCATCCTCACCGAATACGGACCCGCTGATTCAGATCCGTACCTCCGGCGCTGCATCGAGCGACGCACCGTCGATCTCGCCATCCTGGGATGGATCGGCGTTGAGTTGCCCTGGGTGACGAGAGCACCGGCGCGGCCGGCCGCGCAGACGATTGGGCAGTTTTGCGGAGGGACCTGCATCGAGGACTGTACCGTGTTTTTCGGGGATGGATTGGCGCAGGCCTGCCGGACCTGTCCAAACTGAATCGGCGGGACCGGCGAGACGCAGCAGACGGGTATGAGGAGCTGAGACGATGGCGCGGCCTGTGTTGGAAAATCGGACCATCTTGACGGACGCCGACGGGCGACAGGTCATTATTCCGGAGCAATCGTCCGGGCCGGTCATCACCATGACGCTGCTCGATGAGACGGGCGCCCCCGTGCCCTTGATGGCGATCGCCGCCGCCACGCTCACCATCTATGCCCGCGACGAACCGAGCCAGCCGATTCTCAATAGCGTCGATCGTGTGGACATCAAGAACGTCGGACGCGCGACCATTCATGCGACGAGCGGGCTGCTCACGCTCACGCTCCTGCCGGCCGACAACAGCATCCAAAATAGCGCGAACGATCTCGAATGGCACCGGTTCCTTATCGAGGTGACATACAACGCGACCTATGCGCTGAAATATGAGATCGAGGCGCCCGTCCGCAATCTCTATAAGGTGAGTTAAACCAGGAGGGTCCGTGATGAAACTGAAGCGGCATTTTCTCAAGCCTGACGGCTGGGTCAAGGAGGTGGACGCGCAGGGCCTCTGCACCAACCCGCCCCCGTTGTCCCATATCGCAGTCCAACATACCGGCTCGACGCCGGATCAACATTTCTCCGACAAGCTCGTGGCCGCGGGATTGTCCGAGGGGTGGCTGTCGATCGCGGACGGCGTGCTCACCCTGCACGCCCAGCCCGAGGATCTGCACTATCGCATCCTGCGCGTGCCAGGGAAATATCCCGTGGCCGGCGATCCGGTCCGCTCCGAGGTGATTCATTATTATGACTGTGTATTGGACGAGGCGGCCCACGCCAAGTACCGCGTCCAGAAAGGGGCGGTGTAACCCATGGCGGATTTCGTCTTCAACATCGCGAAGGGCCGTGTGGCTGAACTCTATAACCGGGTCGATTCCAACGATCCGGCCAACTCGGCGCTCATCATTGTGATTCTGGCCACGGCGGGCATCGAGTCGGACGCCACGCTGAAGGATGTGGATACGGTCACGGCGCTCGTCGCCGGGACGACGAACGAAGTCACGAATTCCGGCTATGCCCGGAAGACCCTGACCGATGCCGACATCACCGCCTTCGCGCCGGACGATACGAACGACCGGGTGGATCTCGATATTCCCGACCAGACCTGGACGGCCGTCGCCGCCGGGGACGGGTGGAACGATTTCATCGTCGCCTATGACAACGATACGACCGGCGGCACCGATGCCAACCTCGTGCCGCTCACGCAGCATGATTTCGTGGTCGTCCCGGACGGTTCGGACATCACCGCGCAAATTGCGGCGGCCGGATTTTTCCGGGCCAGTTAACGGATTGGATGAGATCAGGAGCGGTGTGCGCCAATGGCCCTGCTGCATGACGCCTGTCCGCGCTGTGGATTCGTCACGGCGGTGCGCTTGCTGGAACGGGCCGAGCTCGGTGTCTGCGAGACCTGTACGAAAGTGATTAAACAACGGGAGGCACGTCATCATGAAAACCATCATGAAAACCATGCTCGTCATGATCCTGGCCTGGTGCCTCTTCGGCGAGTCGGCTGAGGCGCAAGCGCTCTCCGCGACATTGGCCTGGGACAATGCCGATACGACCGATCAAGTCAGGGTCGATAAGGCCTCCTCCTCCAGCGGCACGTTTAACACGCTGACCACGCTGCCAGCCGGGACGCTGACCTATACCGATACCACGAATGTCGCGGGTTCGACGCCCTGTTATCGCGTCGAGAACGTGAATAGCTCCGGGGCGGGACCCTCGAGTAATGTCGTGTGCAAAGCGTTCCCTCCGATGCCGACAGTAGCCCCTGTGATGCACCCCATACCGTAATGCAGAAGTGGCAATGCTGGCTCTGTCGGGTGTTCAAATGGGGCTGTTGAATGAACTATAGCACCAGTTTTGCGGGGACCGAGAATCCGATCAGCGAAGGCGCGAACTGGCGCAACGGATTGGCGGATGGACTTGACTGGCATGATGTCCGCACAGCATCCGCTGCGGCCCGTCCTACCACTGGTACAAGCGGCGTTAGCGATTCCATCGCCTGCCTGACGGGATCATGGGGACCAGACCAGACCGTCCAAGGTACCGCGTTGGTGTCGGGGGCTGATCTCAACGATGAATTAGAACTGCATGTCCGCTGTACCATCACGGCGAACACCATCACCAGCTATGAGTGTGATTTTGAGGTAGCGGGTGCGATTAGCATTATCCGCTGGAACGGAGCGAGCGGTGATTTCACCGTTATCCAGGGGCAGGTGAGCCTTGGGCGAGCCATTGTAACCGGCGATATTCTCGGTGTGCGCATTGTGGGTGGTGTGATTACTGCATCGTTTAACGGTGTGGATATTGTCTCGATTGCTGATAGCACATTCACCAATGGGAGTCCAGGGATGGGGTTTGACCTTGGTGGGGCCGATGTGGGATCTGGCATCAATTTTACAGGGTTGACCGCCTTCAGCGCGACGGATGGTCTCACTGGGGTGGCGGCACGGATCAGCGATGAACTGTCACGCCGGAAATTCGGACGGAATATCTAGATGCCATTAACCTACTTCGGCGATCAGGCCGACAACACGGACGATTCAGGCTCGCCGTCCATTACGATGTGGACGCTGTTTACCGCGCCGATCAGTGGGCAGATCGGGGAACTTTCGGCGAAGCTGTGGAATTGGACCGGCACCACTACCGTGCGGCTGGCCGTCTATGATTCGACTGGCACCACCTTAATTTGTCAAGGGTCGGCATCGGTGACGGTGACAGGGGCCTCGCCTGGGTCCTGGTTCGGGCATCTGACGCAAGCGGACATGACACCGAATCCGGCGAGTCTGGTAGGCGGCACGACCTATCTCCTGGTGTTCAGCGGGACCAACCTAGGACTGCGTTATGACAGTACGACCGGGGACAGCCCAGACACGCAGTTCAATTTGATTAGCTATGCAGCCGGTGGATTTCCAGTGTCCTTGCCGAGCCCGACGAGCGCGGGCAATACCTATTCCGTCCGTTGCGGCCTCATTGCTGGCGGTGGTGGCGGCTCCGACGCCGGGATGGGTGGGCAGATTAAACGGTTTCCAATTCGACAACGACCGTTTGCGCCAGGACTGGCGCGGTAACGAAAGGACACACGACGATGAGCCGACAATTTTGGCAGGAACTCCTCGCGTGGGCGACGGCCAGCGGGACCTCGATCAATACCTCGACGACCGAGACGATCATTTTCCCGGATGTCACGATTCCGGCGAACTATCTGGCCGATGGTCGCACGGTTCGCCTGACGGTCTATGGCCTGCATTCAACGCTCGGATCTGGCACCGTGACGACGGCCTTTCAGGTTCGATGGGGCGGTGTGGCCGGGACCGTGATCTGTAAAACCGGCACGATTACCCAGGTCATTTCGCTCACGAATGCGCTCTGGAAAATGGTGGTCGATATTACCGTGCGCAGTAATGGATCATCCGGGACGGTCATGGGGAACGGGGAAGTACATATGTTTGGTGGGACGGCTCCGACGATTGGATCGGCGACAGGTGCCCCAGCCATTGCGCCGATGACGAATGGCGGACAAACGGGACCAGCAGTCGCCACGCTGAACCTGACGGTCGATACGGCCATTTCAGTGACGGCACAGATGGGTGCCAGCAGCGCGAGCAACATCATTCAGGGGTTGCAATATACCATCGAAGCGTTGAACTAATGGCGAGTCGGTTCTACTTGCACAGCGCAGGCTCCGCAGTCATCGCACCGGCCTTCGATGCCGGATGGGAGCAGACGGGACAGGCGGTGCGGTTGCCGATGGATCTGAAGAGTGCGCAAGGCCCGCTGACCGCGCTCGCCGATTCATCGGCCATCACCGTGCCGGTGACGACCACGCAACAGATTTTGGCCTACCAGTTTGTCGGCAATCATCTGTTTAAGTCCGTGCGGCTCGATGCCTCGACGCTCTTTTCGATGGTGCTACGCGGGCTCGAAAATGCCTCCACGAACAATGTATTCCTGGCGGTGATTCTGCGTGCCATGAGTCAGGACGGCGGGCGCGTGCTGGCGACGTTGTTTTCGAGCATGACGAATGCGGGAACGGAGTTTGTCACCACGGCGGCGACTCGGATTTTTTCACAGACTGCCATAACCGCAGCGACCCTACCTGAACCGTTCCGGCTCGTGCTGGAGATTGGTGGGCACGCACAGGCTCCGACCGTGGCAGGTTCCTATACCTATCGGGTCGGGACGAATGCCGCGAGCGACTTTGCCTTGACCAGTGCGCTCACGACGGACCTGAACCCCTGGATGGAACTGAGCGCGAACCTGAACGCCCATCCATTGAACAATTATCAAAGCGTCAAAGTTGGCAATGGCATGAGCACGGGAGAGAAGATCCGATGAGTTTCCCGTCCCTGCGCAGTCCCTATTTCAAGTTTCCGCACAGCAGCCCGGCTGGGGCTGGCGGGCCCTTTACTGTGGCCGTCAATCAAGTCAGTGAAACCGATCTCGCGCAGCCGCTCACCCATCTGAAAATCAAATCCATCGGGCAGCCGTCGGAAACCGATCTCTCGCAAGCCGTCGCGCACCTGAAGCGGAAGCTGCTGGGGCAGCCCGCCGAAACCGATCTCGCGCAACCGCTGGCCCATCTGAAACGGACGACGCTGGGGCAGCCCACTGAGACCGATCTGGCACAACCCCTCACGCATCGGAAAGTGAGGGCGATCGGCCAGCCGTCGGACACGGAGCTCGCGCAGCCGCTCACGGCGAAGAAGACCAAATTGTTAGGGCAAGCAAGTGAGACCGATCTGGCGCAAGCCGTCACGCGGGCTTCGACCGGTCTGTCCGCGACCGTCAATCAAGCGAGCGAGACCGATCTGGCGCAACCTCTCGCCTGGGCCCCCAAGCGCCGGCTCGTGAATCAGAACATCGAAACGGATCTCGCGCAAGCGATCGGGCATGCGAAGCGGACGACGCTCGGGCAGATCCTCGAGATCGAGCTGGCGCAGCCCGTCACCGCCAAGAAAACCAAGGTGCTGGGGCAAGCGACCGAGACCGATCTCGCCCAAGCCGGGACCCATCGGAAGACGACGCTGCTCGGGCAGGCGTTCGAGACCGATCTGGCCGAGCCGGTCTCCGTGCCCGGACAGATCACCGCGCCGGTCAATCAAGTCAGCGAAACCGACCTGGCGCAGCCGATCGCCTGGGCGCCCAAGCGACGACTGATCCATCAACTCAGCGAGACGGACCTGGCCCAGCCGATCATCCCGCGGAAGCTGCGCATCATCAATCTGGTGAATGACACCGAGCTGGCGCAGCCGCTCACGCGGACGAAGATCCGCGGGATTGGCATGAGCCTCGAAGCGGATCTCGCGCAGCCGATGGGGCATGCGAAGCGGATGTCTCTGGGACAGGCCATTGAGACGGATCTGGCCCGCCCGATCGTCTATACCGTCTTCCTCGTGAACTATATTCGGATCGCCCTGCAGGCGGGATCCCTGCCCACCTGTCGCACCATTGCCGGCCGTCTGCCGACCATCACGACCATTCGAGGGGTGCTGTAATGGCGGAGAATCGCGAACTGGCGCTCGTCCTCAAACTCGTCGCAGACCAGTTCCAGCAGGAATTGAAGAATTCCCAGAGCGCGCTCGGCCAGTTCAATAATTTTATCAAGGATTGGAAGGTGCAGCTGACCGCCGCCGGGTCGGCGCTGTTCGCCGTCGCGCAGAGCACGGCCAATTTCGGCGAAGAGGCGTTGAAGGGGGCGCAGAAAGCCGGGATCACCGTCGAGACCTTTACGGCGCTCTCCTATGCGGCCAAGCTCGCCAATCTCGATCAGCAGCAATTGACCACGGGTTTGAAGACGCTCTCGGTCAATATGGTGGAGGCCTCGCAGAACACCGGGACCGGCGAAGCGCTGTTCCGCCGGCTCGGCGTGTCCGCCACCGATGCCACCGGTAAATTGCGGCCGACCGAAGATCTGCTGCTCGATCTGGCCGAGGTGTTTGCGAAATCCGCCGACGGCGCCGGGAAGAGCGAAGCGGCGGTGAAACTCTTCGGGAAGACCGGCCTCGATCTGATTCCCTTCTTGAATCAAGGCAAATCCGGCATTACGGCGCTCATGGCGGAAGCGCAACGGCTCGGCGTGGTGCTCTCAAAGGAGGATGCCGAGGCCGCGAACCAATTCAACGATCAAATGAAAACGCTGGAAGCCGCCACCCGCGGCCTCACGTTGCAACTGGGCAAGGAATTGCTCCCGGCCTTCACGCAGCTGTTGAAATCGATGGCCGATCTGACTGCCGGACCGGTCGGGTCATTGTTCAAGACCGAAATTCAAGGGTGGTCCGCCATCTTCACGCTGCTGAATCATGCGATTCGCGAGACGGGTCTGGAGCTCGAGGTCTTTCTCAATAAGATGGGCAAGTCGGACGCGGTCAAGAAGTTCTGGGACGATGTGCTGGTCCAGAGCCGGAAGGCGCTCGACACCGATACGGCGAAGAAATTGTCGCAGATCTTCCCCACGGCTCCGACCGGAACGCCGGCTCCTGTGGCCACTACGGACCGCGCCAAGCCCCAGATCTCCCTCGGACCCTCGAAGCTGCAAGCCGACCAACTGAAAGCCACGCATGACGCGGCAGAGCAGGCGGAGAAAGACCGGCTCGCGCTCGTCAAGCTCGGTTTCGATCGGGAGCGCGATCTCCTGGAGGCGTCGATCGCCGAAGGCCGGACGATCGAATCGGATGCGGCGACCTCACGCGGGGTGATTCGGCAGCAGGAACTGATGGCGGAGGCTGGGAGTTTCGATACCCTCAAGCAATTGGCGGCCGACTATTATGCCGCCCGGCAGGCGCTGGGCTTTAAGGACGCCGACGAACGGCTGAAGTTCGAGACCGATTATCAGAAGGGCGTCGCGGTCCTCAATCAACAGCGCAAGGTGCTCGATGCCAGCCTGACGGCCGAATCCATCACGAACGTGACGGCGATCGGCCAGGCCCGGGCGAGCGAATTGAAGAAGTCGCAGGATCTGCAGATCCAGGGCGCGAATTTGATGCAGGCCGACGCCGCGAAAGAGCGCGACGATCTGGCGAAAAATCTCGAAGCCTGGATGCATTATGCCGACGTGCTCGGATCCTCCACGTCATTCATGCTCTCAAAACGACTGGACCTGGTCCGCGCGAATCTCGCGCAGGAACTGGGCATCACGACGGATATGGCGGAGAAGCTTCTGCTGGCCGAGCAGAGCAAAGATCAAGAATGGATGGCCAGTCTCAAGAGCCGCATTGCCAAGACCGATCTTGAGATCGAAACCAGTCTCTTGAATGCGCAGGCGAAGTATCGGGCGGCCGTGAATGAATTGTCCGGGGATTTCATCGACGGCTGGGCTGAAGGGATGAAGCGCTATGTGAAGGATACGCAATCGGCGTTTGGCCTCTCAGCCGATATGGCCCGCCGCACGTTCCAGATGATCGAGCAGTCTGCCGGGAAGTTCTTCTTTGACGCCATGGAAGGCCGGATCCAAAGCTTCAAGGATGTGATGACCTCGTTCCTGAACTTTGCCAAACAGATCTCCAGCCAATTGGCCGGCCAGCTCATCACGAAACAGATCGCGGGGGCGTTCGTCGGAGGGTTCCCGAGTCTCTTCGGGAGCTCCGGCTCGACCCCGCAACCGACCTCCGACGCCTTGACGGGATCCATGGGCGGGATGCTCGTCCAGAAATTTGCGATGGGCGGCCCGGTGCTCGGGACGGGGAATCGCGACACGGTGCCGGCATTGCTCATGCCGGGGGAATTCGTGTTGTCACGCCGCGACGTGAGCGATATTAAGAACGGGCTCGCCGGCGGCGTGTCGGTGCAGATCAGCAATTTCAGCAGCAGCGAGGTCAAGGCCTCCTCCGGAGGCCGCGGGCCGGACGGTCAGCAGCTGGTCTATGTGACGGTGCGCGATATGGTCAAGGGGATGATCCAGGGGGGCGATATGGACGCGCCGATGGATCGACGCTTCGGACTCAACCCCAACCCAGGGAGACGCTAATGCCCACCTGGCCCGGCACATTGCCCACCTCGCCTGAAGGACCTGGGTACTCGGAAGTATTGCCGAACACGCTCATTCGCACCAACATGGATGCGGGGCCGCCGAAGGTCCGGCAGAAGTTCACCGCCGGGGTCCGTCCCTTCACCATGTCCTGGATGCTCACAAAAGCGCAGGTGGCGACGCTGGATACGTTCTACGTGACGACGCTCAAAGGGGGCGCATTGAGTTTCGACGGATTAGCGCAGCCACGCACCCAGGCCGCCGTCACGTTTCGATTTGTCGAACCGCCGACCTATGCCTATCTCGGTCCGGATACCTGGCGGGCGCAGACGAAGATGGAGATCCTGCCATGAGCCGGTCACTCTCAACCTTGGCGAAGCAATCGCTAAATGCCCCGGAGACAGGCGAAGTCTTTCTCTTGCTGTTGACCATCTCCCATGCGTCGCTGGCCGTCCCGATTCGCGTGGCGAATAATCTGGAGAATGTAGTGAGCGGTGGTCAAACCTTTGTGGCCTTTCCCTTCACGATCGTACTGCCCGACGACAAAGAAGATCAGGCGCCGAAGATCCATCTCGTCATCGATAATGTCGATCGCAGCATCGTCCAGGCGGTGCGCACCCTGACCAGCCCGCCGACCATTCAGTTGGACGTGGCCCTGGCGAGTCAGCCCGATACGCTCGAGGCGAGCTTTCCCGGCTTCACGCTCCGGCAGGCGAATTATGATCAGCTCGTCGTCGAGGGGGATTTGACGCTCGAAGAAATCGTACTGGAACCGTTTCCCGAAGGGGCCTTCACGCCTCAGGATTTTCCGGGGATCTATGGTGCCTAACTGGGTCAGTCAATATGTCGGGCTGGAATTCGAAGAGCGGGGCCGCGGTCCGCACTTCGATTGCTGGGGACTCTTGCGCGCCATCTATCGCGAACAATTTCAGATCGATTTACCAAGCTATGCCGAGGACTATCGCACCACGACCGACGATCAGGAGATTCGGGCGTTGGTGCAGCGAGAATCACAGGATCATTGGCAAGCTCTGGCGCTCGACCAGATCCAGGTGGGAGATGTGCTGATGTTTCGCATGCGCGCGCAGCCCATGCATGCCGGGCTCTGTGTGGGAGCGCCCTGGTTTGTGCATTGCACGAAAGGTATTGGCTCGGCCATCGAACGATGGGATTCGTCGCTCTGGGCGCATCGCATCACGGGCGCATTTCGCTATCGAGGGGTGGCGTGATGCGACTACGACGGGTGTGCGCAGGATTGCACGATCGCCCAGGTTTGCTGCTCGGTGCCATGGCCATCGAAGCTGCGTCGATATTCTACCAGCGTGGCCGAAGCAGGGGCCGGTTCGAATGTCACCTCGAAGAGTGCCGAGCGGCCATAGATCGCCGACACGCGAATGAGATTGGTCTGCCGGCTCGATTGGACGACGGGCTGACCAAACGCCCAGCTATCCGATTCAATGCGTCGTTGCGTGCAATCGGCCAGCTGTTCAAAGGATGCGGTAAAGGTACCGGACTGGCGTGGCATGGTGGCGCGCACCTCTCCCAGCGAGCTGGAGCAGCCTGTGAGGCAGCATAATCCGATGAGCAGTAACAATCGCGTGATGGCAGCTCCTGTCAGTCTCATTGCCCGTCCACATCCCTTCTCGACGGACCGGATTCAGCAGGACGTTCCGGAGGGTCTGCCGATCGCCGATGTCTTCCGTCTCATTGGTTTGAATCCTGATCCTATTTTCGCACGAGTCTTTATTGATGATCAACTGATTCCCAAGGCCGAATGGGAATGGGCGATGCCGGCAGCCGGTCAGCGCATTACCATTCGCGTTATTCCGACGAATGGAGGCGGAGGCCAGGGGAAGGACGCCATGAGAATCGTGGCGATGATCGGCGTCGTTGTGGCGTCACTCTTTGCGCCTTATTTGGCGCCGGTGGGGTGGGGACTCGTGGGGGCCTGGACCGGCGCGGCATTGACGGCGACGGTGGCCATTGCTGGCTCCCTGGCCGTGAATGCCCTCATTCCACCGCCCAAGCAAAACCTCAATACGCTGTCAGGGCTCGGCGCGACGAGCCCGACCCTCTCCCTGACCGGCTCGTCGAATCAATTGGCTCCCTATGCGCCGATCCCGCGGCCCTACGGCCTGAATAAAATATTCCCGCCCTTGGCGGCGCGTCCCTTTACGGAGGTGGTGGGGAACGATCAATACCTCCGGCTGCTCTTCTGCTGTGGCTATGGCCCCTTGCTGCTGTCCGAACTCAAGATCGGCCAGACGCCGATTGAGCAATTCCAGGGCGTCGAGATGGAAATTCGCCAGGGCTATGCGACGGATGCGCCGCTCACGCTCATCCCGGACGATGTCATTGAGGACAATATCAGCATTCTCTTGACGGCGGCGTCCGGCCGTCAGGTGCGCCGGAGTCAATCGAATGCGCGTGAACTGTCCGTCGATGTGACCTGGCCGAACGGATTGGGCGATTTCTCCGGCGAGGTCCCGCAGCCGGTGACAGTGCAGGTCGAGGTGGCCTATCGGCCCATAAGTGGCGGCGCCTGGACGGTGGTGAATTTTACCCCGGCCGTCGCGGCCGCGGCCTCAGCGCCAGGGTTTAGCATTACGGCCGACCCCGGCGCATTCGGGAATAATTATTTCCTCGATCTGCTCGTACCTGGAGAAACGGGCGGGTCGGTTGGTCTCGTACTCGAGACGCAGCTCGGCGTGTTGGCCTATATCAATCCCGGCGTGACGACGGTAAATGATCTGAAGGGCTATTTGGACGTCTCCGGTCAAGGTAAATTCGTCATGGCCATCAGTGCCGGATCGACATTGGTGAGTGCGGGTGAGATGCAGCTCAGCGGGGGTATGAATGCGATCGAAGGATTACAGGCGACGGATGATAATCCACAGTTGCAACGCCGGTCGCTGCGCTGGCTGGTGCCGACCGTGGGGGAGTATGAAATTGGGTTGACGCGCCTGACCGGTGACACCACGAATCCGGCAGTCCGCGATCAGGTCCTTTGGACTACCCTGCGCACGATTCAGGCGGGCGCACCGGTCACTAAACCAGGCCTCTGTCTCGTCGCCATGCGGATTAAAGCTACCGATCAGCTGAACGGGACGGTCGACCAATTTAATTGCCTCGCGCAAAGCGTGCTGCTCGATTGGACCGGCACCAGCTGGGCTCTGGCGCCGACCAGTAATCCCGCCAGCATCTATCGCGATGTGCTGCAGGGATCCGCGAATGCGCGGCCGCTGGCGGATAGCCGGCTCGATCTCGCGACGATTCAGGCGTTCCATACCCGCTGTGCGAATGCCGGATTCGGGTTCAATGCCGTCATCGATTTTCAAACGACGGTCTTTGAACTCTGCCGGACGGTGCTCTCGGCCGCTCGTGGCAGCTTCGGATTGCGCGACGCGACCTATACCGTCGTGGAAGAATTATCGCAGACCGTGCCGATCCAACATTTCACGCCGCGCAACAGCTGGGGCTTCCGCGGCACGAGGACCTTCGTCGATCTGCCCCATGCCCTCAAGGTGCGATTCGTCAACCCTGACAAGGATTGGCAGCAGGACGAGCAGCTCGTCTATGCCGATGGCTACAGCGCGGCGAACGCCTCGAAATTCGAGACCCTGGATCTGATGGGCGTGACCGACAGCGAGCAGGCCTGGAAGCTGGGCCGCTATCATCTGGCGGTGGCGCAACTGCGGCCGGAGACCTATGCACTCAACGTGGATATCGAAAACCTCGTCTGCACACGGGGTGATCTCGTGCGGGTGGTGCATGACGTGCCGCTCTTCGGCGCCGGCTATGGACGCGTCAAGACGGTGGCGACGGATGGGGGCGGCAATGCCACAGCCGTCACTCTCGACGACCTCATCACCATGGATGCAACGAAGTCCTATGCCGTGCGATTTCGCAAGTCCGACGGGAGCAGCCTGGTGCAGCAGCTGGTGACGGTGGCCGGCGAGCAGAGCACCTTCACATTCACCGCCTCGATCAGCGCGGCGACGAAACCCGCTGTCGGAGATCTCGCGCTGCTCGGCGTGCTCGGGTCTGAGAGTGTCGCGATGGTCGTGAAGAGCATCGAGCCAGGTCCTGATCTCACGGCAAAACTAACGCTGGTCGATGCGGCGCCGGGCGTGCTGACCGCCGATACCGGATCCATCCCGCCGTTCGACAGCCAGATTATGTTGCCGGCGTCCGCACTCTCGCCGGTGGCTCCGCCGATCATCGATCTCATCCAGTCCGATGAATCGGTCCTCCTGCGTGATGTCGACGGCAGCTACCAAAGCCGGATCCTCGTTACCCTGCATTTCGCGAGCGGGTTCCGCCTCCCGGTCTCTCGCGTCGAGGCCCAGTATCGACGCACCGATTCGTCGGGCGATTGGACGCAACTCTTTGCGCCCATCTCAGGGACCGGGACAATGGTCTCCATCCTCCCGGTGCAGGACGGCGTGTCCTATGATGTGCGTGTGCGCACGGTGAACGAGGAGACCGGGGCCACGTCTGATTGGGTGACGATCAACGGACATCGTGTGATTGGCAAAACGACGCCGCCACCCGATGTCTCCACATTGCTGCGTGATGGAGACCGGCTGGTCTGGGCCTATCCGTCCGTCCCGCTGGATTTTGCCGGGTTCGCGATCCGCCGTCATTTCGGCACCCGCACCTCATGGGAGGATGCGCAACCAATCCAGGATGGCCTGATCACGGGTACCTCCTGGCCGCTGCCCGGCGATCTCGCCGTCATGACCTATCTCATTAAGGGCATGGACACGGCCGCCAATGAAAGTGCCTCGGCCAATTGGGTGACGGTCGATCTCGGTGATCTGCTCGTCGAGAATCTTCTGTTCACCGAGGATAAAAAGGCGGCGAGTTTTCCAGGGACACATAATGGCGTGCTCAGTGCCGGCAATCTGGCGGCCAATACGGCGGCGACATTTTGGACCGGGCACGACGGCGCCCCCTTCTGGTCGGGCACTGATAGCCAGCTCTTCTGGACGCAGCAATATCTGGCGCTGGAATATGTCACGAGCCTGGTGCCGGATGCAGACAAGGTGCCCTGCACCCTCCTGTTGGATCTGGCGGTCGCGGCCGACTCATATCAGGTGGACTATCGTGTGAGTGGTGTGGGCCTCTTCTGGTCCGGCACGGATGCGACGCTCTTTTGGTCCGGCACGGATACGACGCTGTTCTGGTCGGGCGATGGGACTGATTGGCTGCCCTGGTTGGGACGATTGGCCCAGGCAACGCGTCAGGTCTATGAATGGCGCGTCCGGACCGGCCCCGGTCCGACGCAGGCGGTCATTTCTCAGTATGACATTCTGGTCGATGTGCCGGATATCGACGAATCCTATCAGGACGTGACTATTGCGGCCGGGACCGGGTCGAGGATCCCGATCACGCGGAGCTATCGCGGCATCAAGAACGTCGAAATGAATCTGGTGAACGATGGCGGCACGGCGCTGAGCGCTACGATCGAAGATTATGGCACCGGCGGCCCGCCGCTGACGAATGGTCCGCTGGTGAGGACGCGCGATACGGCGCGGGCCGCGGTGGCCGGTCGGCTCAGCGGGCGGATCAAAGGATGGTGACGATGACGGACCCGATCATCAGCGACCTCTATCCGATCATCGATATTCGGACCGGCCATGTGGAGGCCTGGCGCTGTCGCCTCACGCTCCAGCAGGAACAGGAGTCTATCTTTGACATTGTGGAGCAGCCGATCGAGGAACCGGGCCCTGGGCAGCCCGGTCAGAATCTCATTATCCTCGCATCCCGGAAGCCGGTGTCCGCCTGGACGCAGGCCGAGGTGCAGCAATTCGTGCGCAGTGGCCCCACGATGCGGAGACGTCTGGCCATGATGCGGCACCTGTTGGAGCGGCGCTGCTATCGGCGGCCGGTCGAGTCGTTCACCCTGGAACAATTAGCAAATTCGTAGGAGGAGATATGGGGTATCCGGCGGCGTCCTATCTGAGTGACAACTTGCGCACCGAAGGCGAAATGAAGACGGCCTTCGAGGATCAGTTGAAGGCAAATAAACAAGTGCCGGGAGCTGGGCAGGCGAAACAGAGCCTGACCATTGCCGCTGGATCGGTGACGCCGGCGCTGGGGAGTGCCCAAGTGCTGGAACTCGATACCGAGGGCGCGGCCGCGACGGATGATCTCACGAATATTGTGACGACGAACCTGGGCGTCAATAGTCTGGTGCTGGTCAAGATTGCCAATGCCGGCCGGGTCGTGACGCTGAAGCATGCTGCAGGAGGGACGGGACAGATGTCGCTCAAGACCGGCGGCGATATGACGCTCGGCGATACGTCCCATTGGATCCTCTTCTTCGTCAATGGCACCCAGCTCGATGAAGTGGCGCGGTTCCCCTCCGAGGGTCCTCTCGTGCTCTCGAAGAGCGGGAACTATACGACCACGGTTGCGGATCGCGCGAAACTTGTCGACTGCACCGCCACCTTGACGCTGTCGCTGCTCGCGGCGGCCTCGGCCGGAAAGGGATTCGAGCAGTCTGTGCAATGTTCCGGCGGGGTGGCGACGATTGATCCGAATGGGGGAGAAACGATCGGCGGGGCCTCGACACTCGTCCTGCAGCGCGGCGATAAGGCGATGCTCGTCAGTGACGGGACTAATTGGCAGGTCCTCACTCGCTCTTCTGCACAGGTCGGACCCGTGAAAGGCGCGATCCAGGGATTCACCTATGCGAACAATGCGATTGATGCGACCAATGATATTGATGTGGCGGCCGGCTCCGCCATCGATGACACGGGGGCCTATCTCCTCTCCGGAAGCGCCCTGACGAAACGTCTGGATGCCGCCTGGGCCGTGGGAAATAATGCCGGCGGACTGGACACGGGGGCGATCGGGAATAATGACTATTATATTTGGGGCATCGTCCGTCCTGATAGCGCCGTCGTCGATTACCTCTTCTCGCTCAGCTCCACGGCGCCGACGATGCCCGCAAACTATATTTATAAGCGCCTGCTTGGATGGTTCAAGCGGGTGGGTGGGGCCATTGTGGCCATGACGACTTATGAGACGATGGGCGGGGGGCTCGAACTCCTCTGGACGACCCCCACGCTCGACATCGATCTCGCGAATACCCTGACCACGTCCAGACGAACCGATGCCGTGAAGGTGCCGCTGAATTTCTCGGTCATGGCAAAGCTCATCGTCCGCATCGAAGATGCGGGAAACAGGGCCGCCTCAGTGATCTATTGTCCAGATCAGTCGGACCTGACGCCGTCCGAGGGTAGTGGTTCACTCGCGCTGCCGAACATCTGGTCTAATTCTGTGACCAGTCCCACGGTCGCCCAATTGGATGTCCGCACCAGCAGTACGGGTCTGATCGCCGCCCGCTCCGTTCTCGCGACCGTCGATCGCTATAGTGTCTCGACGCTCGGCTTTCTGTGGTCCCGCAGGAATTAAATCGGCTTCGCTGACCTATGCGATGGCATGATGAAAGAGGTCGTGGCATGAATCAACATCTCGAACGACTCGACGGCCTGGCACCGGTGATTCGGCAACCGGTACGCCTCCTGCTAGAACGGTGTCAGGCGAAACTGCAGCGGACGCTCCTCATCGTCTATGGCTGGCGCTCGGTCCAGGCACAAGCGCTCCTCTATCAGCAAGGCCGGGTGCTCGATCGCGAGAGCGGCGACTGGGTCGTGGCCGATCCGTCCGCGATCGTGACGAAGGCCAAGCCTGGGACGACGGCCCATAACGTGATCACGAAAGATGGACAGGCCGCGTCCGTGGCGGTCGATCTGATTCCGTTGCATCCGGACGGCACGCCCGAATGGGACGTCGGACATGAGTTCTGGGACGATCTCTATGAACTGGCGTGGAAGGTCGGGCTGGATCCGTTGGGCGATCCCATCGGCAGTTATCTGGCCGGCGATCAGGGCCATTTCGAAGAGCCCGGTTGGACCGAGAAGTTAGATGGACTCGGGCTCGTGTTGCCGGTCAACACATTCACGACGCCGGTCTGAATGGGGCCGGCTCGCTATGTCTGTATATGATGCGGCGCGCGCTATGCGCATGACGAGGGTTATCAGCATGCGTGTTATGCCTGTCCACGACGAACCGGCGCGGACGGATGTTCCGCGACGCACATGATGGCACGAAAGGGGGCCTATGGCTGACGAGCGCGACGAGTCGATTGAGGCGGCCCCGTTCGGGATCCCCTTCAAAGTCCGCGGCCGCGAGATGGGGCTGGTGCTCGTCATCTTCATCTTGGTCATGGGATTGGGCTGGATGGTCAACTTCGTCATGGCCGGCTGGGGTGCGCCCTTCGATCTGAAGGCCTGGTCGACGAGTCATTCGGAAGAGATGGAAAAGCAGCACCGGCAATATGTGAATGCCGTGAATGAGTTCAGCTATGTGGTCTCCGTCTGCATGAATAAATCGAGACAGGATGAATGCCAGCGCCTGCGGTTTGCGATGCCGGATTCCATGTATCGAAAACTCTTGGACTGAGCATGACGGAGTGGAATTTTGACTCGCTCAAAGAGCTGATGGATGAACGCGACCGACGCTATGCCCAGCTGGCGAGTGCCACAGATAAAGCCGTCCAGGCGGCATTGGCGGCCGCCAAAGACGCGGTGATGGAGGCCAAGCATAATTCGGATAAATGGCAAGAGAATTCCAACGAATGGCGCGCGGCGATGAATGATAAGGACCGAAACTATGTGACGAAAGCGGCCCTGTGGGGCTATTTCGGGAGCGGACTCGCCTTGATTCTCATCATTGTCGAGCTGTTGCAACGGTTGCGTGTGATTGTCCCTTAACCAAAGGAGCCTTATGTCAGCCTTTCTCGCGAGTTCCAAAACCAACATTCTCGGGATTCTCGTGCTGCTCTGTAGCGGGACCAGTTATTCCGAGGTCCTCGGGCCGCGGTATTCACAACTGCTCATGCTGGTCTGCGGCGTGCTGACCGCGTTCGGGCTGATCGCGGCCAAAGATGCCAATGTCACGAATTCGAAGGATCCGGCCGCGGCGACCGTCGTGCCCCCCATGGCACAGGCCACGCCGAATCCGAGCGCGGCGCAATAATGCCGGGGGACGTCGGGGCGGTCGCGACGCTGATTAATACGATCGTGTCCTGGTTTCTGGACCCGGCCGGATATCAGAAACTCACACGGGAGGCGAAGATTGCACAACTACACCAAGGGCTGCAAGTGGCGCTGGATCATCAGGCGTTCGATGCTGCTGATGCTCTGTTTGCTGAGCTCCGCAAGCTGTCGGCCGACGTCGGCCCTTAAATCGATTGAGGTGCCGGCCTCGGTCAATTGTCACGGGTCGGCCTGCATCGCCGTGACCCGAGCCTTTGTCGATGAGCATGCGGCCATCCTGGTGGAAAATATTCGTCTGAAAGCCGCACTGAAGGCCTGTCAGGAGCACTAATGCCGAAACACTGTGCCCCGAAGCGTGATCCATTGCGGATCCTGATGGCCGCGCTGGCGGCACTCACGATGCGAGTGAACGCACTCGGTACGAACATCACGACGCTCATCACACAAGGAGGGACCCTCATGAATACGGTAAAAGATTTGAAAGATGCGATCACACAGGTGGCGGCCGATATTGTGGCGGAAAAGGGCGAGGTGCAGACCCAGATTATCAATCTGACGACGCAGATCAAGGCGCTGTCTGATCAGATCGCGTCCGGGGTCGCCATCACCCAAGCCGATTTGGATGCCCTGATCTCGTCGGTGCAGGGGATCGATGCCGGTGTGAAAGATATCAGCGAACCGGCTGTGCCGCCGGTCAGCTAACGCGCGCCGAGGAGACGGCGAGGACTGGTATGGGCCGGTCCTCGCTCAGCGCCCTATGGAGCTGCCGCGGGAATTGCAAGATGCCTGGATTCGTCATGACGTGCAGGACGGCCGCTGTCTGCATTGCGCCCGCACCTTGCTCTTCACCGGCGTCGTCTATATCCGACGCAGCGGCAGTCTCACATTTGAGCCACCCGCCACGTTCGAGCCCTGTACGACCACCAGGAGGCCCCCATGAGACTCGCGTTCTGCATGCTTGCCATTGTGCTCTTTATTTTGTCGGCGATGCCGGTGACGGACCCATATCGGCTGATGCCGATCGGGCTGGCCTGTCTGGCCGCCTCGCTCTGCGCGCCACTCTGATGATCTGTCTGCGCTGCCAGGGCCGACTGATGCCGGAGCGACTCGCGCGCGGAGGCGCTTGGTGGTGGCGCTGCTATAATTGTGGCGAGCGCACCGACGGGGTTATCTTGCGTCATAGAGCTGAGGAGGCCCTGGCGCGCGAGGTCCGTGCACAGGATCAGCAGCGAGACCTGCGCGAATGGGCGCTCTGGTTTCAACGGCTGCCAGGATCCATGCCGACCAGCTAAGGCGTCTTCTGCTCGGTCCAACCCTTGCTGCGCAGACAGCGATCCATATCGTCGCGGGCATAGACGGCATGGCCGATGCCCATCTGCCCATAGCCGCCATACATGCCGACGACTTTATATTCACAATCGAAGCGGTCGGCTTCAAATTGTTGCGGCGTCGCGCTGTCTTTCGTGTAGACGCGTTGGGCACAACCCGCCAGCAGTACCAGCGAGAGGATGATCATTCCACGCATGCCGTCTCTCTGTCGCATGAGACCTCCTTGTGAGTCGGATCGACGTCCTATCACGATTCCTTCTGCAGTATCCTGCAGTTCCATGATCAATGGTGTTGATGTGTGAACTGTGCTGCATCGAATTTACTGGGAAATACGAGGGGGCGGGAGTTTGCGGATGGTCTGAGCAGCTTATGAGTCCGCTGCTCTACCAACTGAGCTACACCGCCAGATCTGTGAAATAGCATGTTAGCGTTTTAACTTCTGCAGTTTTCTGCGGTTTCCAATGTTCGCGCCTTGGTTCATGGCCTGCCTGAGTCCGTCGTCCTGCACCTGCGTATAGATCTCCACTTGACTCAGGCTCGACCAGCCGCCGGCTTTCTGGAGCTGCCGGACATGGCCGCCTGCCTCCAGAAATCGCACGGCGAAGGCATGGCGCGTCGAATGGAAGATCAGGCCCTTGCCGGTTAATCCGGCGCGTTTCAGGGCCGGCTTGAAGCGGTACTTGTACCAGCCTCCGGGGTCTTCGGGCAAGTCCGGATTCGTCGCCTGCGGAAAGATCCATCCGGTTGGCGGTCGGCCCATCCTCCGCCAGCGTGCCCGCAGGATGCGCACCGCTTCGTCGGGGAGCGGTATGAATCGCGCCTTCTGTCGTTTGATGGTCGGCAGGGCGAGTGTTTTCACGGTCCAGTGCAGTTGCTCCCACCGACTCTCGAAGAGCTGCGATCGTCGGAGTCCGGTAATGATGGCGAGGCGGACCTTCTCCGCGTCGGGCGGATCCAGTGCCTGCAGGATGCGCTGCTCATCCTCGGGCGTCATCAGAGTCGGTGGACGGCCCTCCGGTTTGTCCAGCGTGAGCTGACTCCAGAGATCGATGACCCAGGACCGTGGTTGGATGACGGCCCGCATGGCATGGCGCAGACACTTCAGATAATGATTGACCGTGCCTTCGCTCCGGCGGTGCAAGCGGCCGGATTCGCGCAGGTCCACGCGGGCCTGCTCGAGATCGTGTCGCGTCAGATTGAAGACCTGTTGATGCGGCCAATAGGCGCACCACCAGTGCGCAAAGCGCTGCTGTTCACGATAGGCATGCCGATGGGCTGCTTGTGGTAAATAGAGGGCGAAGAGTTCGGGAACCGTATAGTCCTCGATGATCGGTCGACCGGGATGCAATCGCTGTTCGAGCCGCTTGAATTTGATGCGATCATAAAAGGCGCGCGCCTTGGTCTTCGTCGAGAAGCTGCCGAAATGCTGCATGCGGCCGTTGACGGAGGCCCGGACATACCAGACCGTCTGCTGCGTGGCATTCGTCCGGCTGTAGAGGCCTCGATCAGGATTGCCGCGGATCGCCATATTATGATTTGGGTGGCGGGCTGGTCGCCGCCCATACGAGCGCCGCAATCCAGCCCAAGACCGTCCATCCCAAGAGCAGGTTTAAGAGGAAGATCGCGAATTGATTATGGTGTGAGCGATTCCAGGCCAACAATGTCGGAGCCAGATAAATGAGACCACCCATGAAGAAGACGGCGAAGAGGCGAAGCGCGGACGCGTCAGGAAATATCTGCGCCATCAGTCGTTCTCAATGGGCATGTTTCACAGTAAGTGCCATCACGTAGGGCTTTGCGATGTAACTGGCAATAATGAAAGCGCCCCGATTTTTCGACGACACTCTCATGTTGCCCACCCACCAATGCGACCAGTCGAGCATCTGGACTAGCTGCTTCCCTTGATTTTTTGATCGGCTGGTGCGCGGGCCTTCTGGCCGGAGGTTTCATGCTCGATAAGACGTTCGATAATTTTCAGTTGTCCGATCAGGTGCAGCCGGACATCCGGCGTCGATTTTACAAAGGCCTCGGCGCATCGTTCGAGCGTCGCGATTTCATCGTCGTCGAGCTGTTCAATAAGATGAAAGATACGACGACTGGAGTCTCGCTGATAATGAGGACTCGCACCCTCGCCAATCCGTCCGGCCGCCGCATCGTCATACAGGTGCTCAATAGATAGATGATAAAACGTGGCCAGCAATTGCAAGGTGGTGATTTTTTTCGGACGAATCCCGGCCATAATACTGTTAATGGTCCCATGCGAGACGCCGACTTTTGCAGCTAATTGACGCTGGCTCATGCCTGAAGCCAATGATTTTTCAACGAGTTTTTTCAATTTCATGCCGTGGAGTGTAGAGGCGTAAACAAGTGTTGACAAGCGGAAACCAAATTGGTATACATAGCGACATGGCGCAACATTTCAATCCTGATCGTCTCGAAGCCCTTCGGTTGGCGCATGGTCTTACACGAACTGAGTTTGCGAGCCGCATTGGTGTCTCTCGTCAGATTATCCATGCCTGGATTACTGGAAAAACGAAGCCCACTGTCTCCACCGTGGAACGTGTCGCGAAGGCCTTCAATCTTGAATCACGCTTTTTTTTTAGCGATGCCGTCAACCAAATTGGTGAACAGGAGGTGGCCTAGTGGTACGTCCGAAGTCTGACAACTTCGTCGGGTTCAAGTGTCCGACAGATCTGCGCGAGGATGCCCTGGCCTTGGCGGCGCTCGGGAGAAAGACGGAAGCGGAGATTTGGAAAGAGGCCATGGAGTTTCGTTTGAGTTTTGTTCGCATGGTGCGTCTGGGCTATTGGCACCTTCGCACGATCGACGACGCCACGGTAGTTCAACCAGGTTTAACCATTGCGGTGAAGGTTTAATCAGAATGTTGGACGTTCCAGAAATGCTCACGCCGGACGATCTGGCGGCCAGGCTCCAGGTCTCGGCGGCGACGATCTATCGCATGCAGGCGGACGGGCAGATTCCGGGTCGGTTGGTGCGCGGGAAGCTGCGGTTCGTCTGGTCGGAGGTGGTGAAGGCGTTGCCGCGGGCGCCGGCCACGCGTCAGGAGTCGGCGCGGATGCAGGAGTTTGGGGTGCGTGAAGTGCGGATGTTGAAACAATTGGTGCGGTTGGATCTACGGCGCTGAGTCGGGCGGGGGGTCTGCCGATCAGCGCCGTTCGTGTGATGGGTAGAGCACCCTAGGACAAACCCGAGCCGTCGGACTCGGGTGGATGCGGTCGAACGGAGGGGCACGGATGTCAGTATTTTGGATCGGCGTCTTGGTCGGTGCGATGCTGATGCCGATGCTCGTCGTCTTGTTGCTGGGATGCTGGGCCTGCTGCTGGGGACCGTGGAGGCGCTCATGAGGGACGTTTCATCGATGGATCGCGTGATCCTGGGCTTGCATCCTGCGTGGCAGGCGCTGCAGCTGCGCCTCCGGAATCTGGAGGGGTATCTGCGCCTGCGCACGTTGGATGAGTTGCAGTTGGACGAGACGATTCTGGCGTTCCAGCAGCTGGCCCGTGATCGGGCGAGGGTGCGGCTGGAGATCTTGGGTCAGGCGGAGGCAGAGGAGGATGGGCATGCGGATATTGATCGTGCGAGCGGGTCTCCGGTTTCCCCGGGAGGATTGCGAATGGGCGAGCCGAATGATCGTGATGTTCGGCCGGCGGCCGCGGGCCAACCGTCACCATACAGTGGCGCGTGATTCGCTCGGCGGGATCCTGCTGTTGGCTCTGGTCGGCGTCTGTCTGACGGCCTTGCTGTTCACGTTCTGACGAAAGGGGCCTGCATGGATCGCTGCGACGGCTGCAATGTCAAGGGGACGGTCAGCCCCCTTTATACGCGGTTGACCGATGTGGACGGCGAGCGGGTCTGTTTTCTCTTCTGTCGATCCTGCCAGGAGAAGAGCAACGATGAACTGCGCGAAAAGATCGAGCTCTGGCTGCCGCCCTATGATCGGCGAATGATGGGCGTCGGCGCATGATCGGGCATTGTCTCGACTGCGATCGAGCGGTGAGCGCCCGGACAGTGCTGCGGTGCCGACACTGCAACGGCCGGGCGATGCGCCAGCGCCATCGATCGTGGCGGCTGCGACGGGCGCAGGGACTGGCCGCCGTCGCGAAGCGAGCCAAGGCGGTGGTGAAACGGTTGCATCTCGACCGATGGGAAAGCGCATGACGATGCCGACCGTGCTGCGTATCTATATTGCCGGACCCTATACGGCCGGTGATGTCGCGATGAATGTGCGACAGGCCGTGCTCGCCGGGTTGGAGATTCATCGGGCCGGGCATGTGCCGTTTATTCCGCATCTCTTTCATTTCGCCCATTATCTCTGCCCGCAAGACTACGCCGTCTGGTGCGCGCTCGATCTGCAATGGCTGCAGGCCTGTCATGGTGTGCTGCGCCTGCCGGGAGAATCGCCGGGCGCAGATCGGGAAGTGGAGTTCGCGAAAACCTTGGGGCTCGCCATCTATTACAGCCTGCCAGTCTGTCTGGAGGCCTTACCCATGCAGGAGGTCGCCCATGTCCATCTCGCGTGAACAGCTCGGCTGCGAATTGGCTCGGCAGATTCATATGCTCGCCGCCTTGCGGGATGAAAAAAAACAAAGCCTGCAGGACTTCAAAATGCGCGAGCAGGGCATCGTGAAGGAAATCAATCGACTGGCGCTCGATGTGCGCACCGGACAAAGCAGTCTCTATCCGACGGACGACTCCACGCAGTAAGGGAGGGCGGATCATGACGGCGTCTGCAGCGTTCAAATTCATTCCGCTGTGTGACATTGATGAGTCTACACAGAATCCCCGTCGGCATGTCGACGGGCCGGCGCTGGCGCAGCTGGCTGAGAGCATTCGCACCGTCGGCGTGATCACGCCCGCGATCGTGCGACCGGTCGGCCAGCGATTTGAGCTGGCCGCGGGCCATCGCCGGTACCGTGCGGCGAAGCTGGCGGGGTTGACGCAGTTGCCCTGCATCGTGCGGCCGATGGCCGATCAGGCCTTTCTGGAAGTCTTGACGATCGAAAATCTGCAGCGTGAGGACGTCCATCCGCTCGATGAGGCGACGGGCTATGAGACGCTGATGGCGGCGCCGTACAAGATGAAGCCGGACGTGATTGCGACCCGCGTGGGCAAGTCGGAAAAGTATATCTACGATCGGGTGAAGCTCCTCGCGCTGAGCAAGGCCGCGCAGCAACTGTTCTGGAACGGCAAGATCGAAGCGGGCCATGCCATTTTGCTGGCGCGGCTGCCGCAGGCGGATCAGGCGAAGGTGATTGGCTCCATGCCGGATCATTATCGCAATGGTGGGCTCTTTCGCATTGAGCAGCTCCTCTATGACGAAGAGGCAGAGGGCGAGGACGACAACCCGCCGATCAAGGCCGTGAGCGTGCGCGAGCTGCAGGACTATATCAAGCGGCATATCCGCTTTAACGCCAAGCAGGCGGATGGGTTCTTGTTTCCGGAGACGGTGGCGCAGGTCGCGGAAGCCGCGCAGGACAAGCGGAAGATCATCGAGATCACGCACGAATATCTGGCGAATGACGATGTCCGCCGGGCGAGTGCCGACAGGGTCTATGGCGAACGGGCGTGGAAGCGGGCCGATGGCAAGGAGGGTTCAAAGCCCTGCGAGCGGTCGGTACTGGGTGTGATTGCCTCCGGGCCGGGGCAGGGCGAGGCCTTCAAGGTGTGTACCAATAAAGATCGTTGCGAGATCCATTGGGGCGCGGAAGTGAAGGCGAAGGCGCTGCGCCTCAAGGCGAACAGTAGCGGCTCGGGCGACAGCCACCAGGCTCGGTATAAGAAACAGAACGAGGAGCGCCTGGCTCGCGAGGCCAAAGAGGAAGCGCAGCGAGAACAATGGAAAGCGGCCACACCGGCCATTTTGAAGGCGGTGGCGGCGCGCGTGAAGGTGCTGCCGGTTAAGAGGGCCGGATTGTTGGTCGAGCTGGTGATCAAGCGGCTGAATGATCACCGGTGGTCGCGTCAGAAATCACCTGTGTCGGTTCCCTGCGGGCCTGGACCGGAGGATGTGATTCGACATGCCGCGTTCCTGGTGTTGTCGGATGACATCTCTCATGCTTGGAGTGCCCCGAAAAAATTCCCGAAGCTGGCGAAGGCCCTCGGGATCGATCTCGCGCCGTTGCTCAAGGCAGCGCCGACGCCTCTGCAGACGTCTGCAGCAATACCGGACAAGAAGCCCGCGAAAAAGGTGGCGGCGTCCAAGAAGCGGAAGGCGGCCTGACGTGCAGAATCAGGCGGCCAGTGCCCTCATCTGTACGCGCTGTCAGGGATTCGTGATGACCGACCAGTATGAAACGCGCTGTCTCAATTGTGGGGCACGGCCCTTCGAGGTGCGGCGCAATCTGGAGCCGCCGAAGCAGGGTCGCCGACGGCGCTGTGGGAATTGTCATGAGCCGGCCATCGCCGGACACCACTACTGTCAAATGCATCTAGATTATTTCAAGGCCTATAAAATGAAACGATTGCAGTAGCACAGCTAGGCGGTCAATGGGCAGGCCCCATTGAGCCGCCGCGAGAGGATGCGCCAGAATGAACAGTATATTGGAATTCAACGTCTGAAAAGGAGGAGGAGGACAATGCCGACACGCATTACTGCTTTGACTGCTGCGCAACGTGCCCGCCTGGATGAATGGGCCGACAAATGGATTGAGATTGGATTACGGACTGGAAGAGCTGATCGCCCACGATTCGAGGAAGCGGTCCATGCCTGCTATCAATACGCCAATCTCGCGCCACCGAAAATCATCGTCTGGACGACCTCTCCGCTCGCGGTCGCATTCGCCGGACCGATCGCCTCCTCTATTCTCTCACGACAACGAGGCGACGCTGTTGACGGCGCTGTTCGCGGCGCTATTCGCGACGCTGTTGACGGCGCTGTTCGCGACGCTGTTGGCGACGCTGTTCGCGACGCTGTTGGCGACGCTGTTCGCGGCGCTGTTGGCGACGCTGTTCGCGGCGCTGTTCGCGACGCTGTTCGCGACGCTGTTCGCGACGCTATTGACGACGCTGTTGACGGCGCTGTTCGCGGCGCTGTTCGCGGCGCTGTTCGCGACGCTGTTCGCGGCGCTGTTGACGGCGCTGTTCGCGACGCTGTTGGCGACGCTGTTGACGGCGCTGTTCGCGGCGCTGTTCGCGGCGCTGTTCGCGACGCTGTTGGCGACGCTGTTGGCGACGCTGTTGGCGACGCTGTTGACGGCGCTGTTCGCGGCGCTGTTCGCGACGCTGTTGGCGACGCTGTTCGCGGCGCTGTTGGCGACGCCTGGATCAACTATTTTGGCGGCCAATTATGGTGCGGAGGGTATTGGTGGGGACCTGCATACAATTCATTTTTTCGCGAGGTCTGCCATCTCCAATTATCTGGAGATGTGTGGAATAGGGCGCGCGCCTATGAGGGCACCGTCGAATCGGCCTGCTGGTGGTGGCCGCATCGAGAATTTGTCATCGTGAGCGAACGACCGCTCGCCATCCATCAAGAACTCCGTGATCCTGCTCGATTGAGAGGGCGCGATTCCCATCGCCTCCATTGTACTAATGGCATGGCGGTAGCATTTCCCGATGGATGGGGCATCTGGGCCTGGCACGGGATCCGCGTCACTGAGCAGATCATTCTGAGGCCAGAGTCCCTGACGCCTGAGCAGATTGCGACAGAATCGAATGCGCAGGTACGACAGGTGATGGTGGAGCGGATCGGTATTGAGCGGGTCTGCCAGATGTTCAATGCTGTGTGCCTGGATAAGCAGGGGACCTATGAATTGCTCAGCTTAGATTTAGGTGATGGGCGCAAGCGGCCCTATCTCAAGATGATCAATCCAAGCATCGGCGTCTGGCATGTGGAAGGCGTTGTTCCGACTGTTAAGACAGTACAGGAAGCCTTGAATTTCAGGAACGGACTTACGGAAAAGCAGATTGACGACGTGAACGGAACCGATTTCTATCAGCAAGGAGACGTAATCCTTAAGCCTCAAGGTGCGACGACATTCAAAAGCACACCAAAGATTCTGACATGAAAGAAATTCGATTACCTATTTGCAATAACTAATTTTTAAGGAGGCATCATGGCGAAGCGCAAGAAACTCGACCGGGCGATTCTCGCCCATGGCGAAGTGACCGGACATTTTCATGAGGCGCACGGCCCTGGCGTGGCGTTATACGACGACGGGACCTTGGAGGCTCCGCAGGGGGCTGAGGTGACGCATCAAGAACACGCGCCGGTGACGATCCCGCCTGGCACGTATGAACGATCGATCGTGCAGGAATATGACCATTTCGCGGAGGAATCACGGGCGGTGCGCGATTAGCCGTGAAACAAAAGTGATGTTTCGATGCTCTCTGGGCTCAATACTGTTAGAGGAGAAGCCATGAATGACACCCCAGTATGGCTGACGCGGGAATTGCAAGCGCGGTGCGAGGCGGCAGTAGAAGAGGCGATTTATAATTTTCTCTACGGCGACGATATGGACACAGCTCGCCCCAAGCAATTCCAGGAGCATTTCGTAAACGCCATATTGCCCCTCATTGAATCAGAGCTATCCGCCCTCCGCACCCGTTGCGAGCAGGTGGAGCGGGAATTAGCAGATGTCAAGGCACAACTCACACAGGAATCTCGTGACCAACGAATCAATCAATTAGTCGAGCGATTTCTGCGCGACGAAACAAGGCGCTCCCCATCGAAGCGGCACAACCTTATTGTCGTCGGATGAAGCACGACTGATGATTGAATATCTGTTGGAGCATCGGCCATGAGCGCCTGGGGCGGCGCGATTGGCCTGATCATGGTGCTTGGGGCGTGGATCTGGTGGGCGGCGCGGTGGAGGAAACGATGAATGACATCCCAGTATGGATGACGCAAGAGTTGCGGGCTCGATGGCCGTGTATATGCCGAGACATCGGTACCTGTCTTTGGTGTCTCATGAAGGTCGCAATTATGCGCGATTGTGGTAGACAGGGGTTTGAAGCGATAGAAAACCTGATCCGTACCGAACGAGCCGCCGAAGCCGAGGCGTGTGCGAAGCTGATTGATGGACGCACATCTTTGTATCGCGTCGCCCTGTCCATCAAAGCCCGTGCTGAGGATTGGCGGGAAGCATCATGAACCAACGCGGAGAAATCGTCCTCACGGTGGCGATCATCCTGATCCTGATCGCCTGTGCCGCGCTGACGATTACCTATCACGAACCACCGCAGCCAGACTATTCTCCCCTGCCTGCGCCGACGGAGAGAGAATGAAGATGATTCGGACCGCCCATTCGCTATCGTCCAGGTTCTCAGTGGGGATTGCATGCCGTACTTGAATTTGGATTTGGACTATTTCTCCCATCCGAAAGTGATGCGCCTCGTCGGACTCCTCGGCCATCAACATGTCGCGATTCCCATTCGACTGTGGTGCTATGTGGCGAAATATCACTGTGCTACAGGTATGCTTGAAGCATACTCGGTGAATGAACTCGAATCGGTGATGAATTGGACCGGCGAACCCGGCCAATTAGTCGAGGCCCTGACCAAAATAAAATTCATTGATAAAATCAAGAATGGCTATAAGATTCACGACTGGATGGAGCATGCCGGGCATCTGTCGGCGTTCAAAAAGCGAGCAAAAACAGCAGCGAAGAAGCGCTGGTCCGCTCTTGCTACAAGCAATGCTACAAGCACTCTAAAAGGCAAGATTACGAATACTCCTAACCTACCTAACCTACCTAACCTACCTTCTAAGAAGAAGAGTGAGGCGCACGCGATGCCGGATGATTGGTCGCTGACGGACGCGATGCAGGTCTATGCGATCAAGAAAGGCATGACCATGCTGACCATCGCTCATCAGTTTGAACACTGTAGGACGCACCACGCGCAGCATCGATTTACAGCAAAAGGATGGTCTGCCCAGGTCTGGCAAACGTGGGTGCTGAATTGGATCTCGTTCGGCGCCAAGCAAGTCACGGTACAATCCATCCCATCCCCATCAGCCCGCTGCGCCTACGCGAATCAGCCCTGCGAGCACGTGTCGATTCCCGGGTCGAAGTATTGTCAAGATCACAGGGATCTCATTCAGCGCCGTCAATATGAAGCCAAATCTCCACCTGAATTAGGCGCAGTATCAGTGCAGCCTGCGGCGAGCGATGTGAAGAAATTAGTCGGATCGCTGTCGCAGGGGAAAGCGATGCTTGTGAATTAAGTGTCGCATGAATTCGATCATCAGGAAGGATCTCTTACAGTGCGGACCACCCTCAACCCTCACACGCATCAAACCTGGCGGCTCTGCCAATGGGATTCGGCCTGTCAGGTACCGGTCAGCACGGTATTGGACGGGAAAGAGTCGTACTGTCGGTGGCACGCGCACTGCTGTCGCTATCCAGCAATGGCGCGGAATGTGGAATTCTTCGCCGAATGGTTGCGCTTGATGCAGCAATCCTACCCGTCATCCGGCTGGTGGGGATGGGAGCCGGACCGGCTTTGGCCTGTGCTGCAGGGCGTGGAGACCATCTGGTCGGCGAGTGCGAAGGTCGCCTGATGCCCTGTCCACGATGCCGAGGGTTGCTCATTCGGGACATTGACGAGGCGCGCTGTGTGAACTGTGGACATCGGCAGTCCTCAATCGCGAGGGATCCTAGTTCGGAATCAGATACGGAGGTGCGAATGGCCAGTGGCGAATCGTGTACGAGGAAGGGATGTCACGCGGATGCGGCGTCGGATAGCGTGCAATGTCCGAAGCATCGGGATCAGCAACGAGCGGCGAATGCACGGTTCCAAGGGCGGCCCCTTGTCCTTGCGCCATCGGCTCAGAGCAAGGCGGTTCAGAAGGTGGCACAGGGGGGGGCGAGGCATACGCGCATGCCTGCGCGTGTCACGGCCATATCCAATGGCACCCTGCGGACGGTGAATCAGCCGGCAGGGGACTGCGCGCGCTTCGTCGAGATCAATCGCGTCATGCATCAGCTGCAAGACGATCTCGACACGCTGGCGCGCACCAAAGCAATCCTGATGCAGCACACGCAGGCAACGGCCTAGCGCCGTGGGTCCTTCCCAGGATTCATCCTATGCGGGTCAGCGAAGCCGCACAATTTGTCTAGCGGCAGATGTGGAATCGAGGTTGTCTTAGGATGATGGTGACTACCTAGATGGAACGTAAGAAGCGGCCCGGCTATCTGACACAGTATGCGATCCATGCCGGTATTTCGAAGCAAGCGGCTGGGGAACAGCTTCGGCGTGTCGGCATTCAGTATCTGGAGCCGTTCGATTTTACGGAAGCCGATAAATTACGCCTGGCCATGCGACACGCAGACCGCGCACCGTTCGCGAAACCGATCTATGTCGAACCAGGGGCCTCACTGCTCGGGCCTGACAATTCCGACGAATCTGATCAGGCCCCGCCGAACGATCCCGCCTTCGCGCAACTGCAGGCCCGCCGTGAACATTTCCGGGCGGAAATTGCCCGGCTGGATTATGAGGAGCGCATCGCCACGCTGGTCAGACGGGATGCCGTGCAAGTGGATGCTTTTCGTATAGGGCGCTTGGTGCGCGACGGCATGTTGAATATCCCGTCTCGGCTGGCCGGCATTCTCGCGGCCGAGACGGATCAGCGGAAAATTTATGATCTGCTCGAACGGGAAATACGACAGGCGCTCGAGGCGTTGGCGCTCCAGACTGATGACACGGGCGGCACGGAGGCGGCATGACGGACCTGCTGCTCTCCTCGCCAGGCTGCTATACCGTCGCCTTTCGGGCCGGGCTCCGGCCGGATCCGGAGCAGACCGTCGATCAATGGGCGGATGCACATGTGCAACTCCCGAACTATGTCGCGGAATCAGGCCAGTGGCGCACGAGCCGGACGCCGTTCCTCCGGGAGATCATGCAATGTCTCTCGCCGTCACATCCCTGTAAGACCGTCGTCTTCATGAAATGCGTGCAGATCGGCGGGACCCAGATCGGCGTCAATTGGATGGGCTATATCATCGACCGGGCGCCGGGCGCGATGCTCGTCTTTGAGCCGACGAAAGATCTCGCGAAGAAACTGTCGAACGAAAAAGTCAAGCCGATGATTGAACTCACGACCTGCCTGCGCGGGAAAGTCCGCGAAGCCCGCTCCCGCGATAGCGGCAACAATATTTTCAGTAAGGAATTTCTCGGCGGCTTCATCAACTTCGTCGGCTCGAACAGCGCCATCGGCATGCGGTTCACCAGCGCCCGCTATGTCATGATCGACGAAGTCGACGGCTGCCCCGCCGATGTGAACGGCGAAGGCCATCCGGTGGATCTGGCCGAGAAGCGCAGCGCGACGTTTGATCGCCGGAAGATCTTCGAACTCTCCACCCCGCTCGAGGCCGACACCAGCCGCATCGAACCGGATTATGAGCGGGGCAGCCGCGGCCACTATTACGTGCCCTGTCCTGTCTGTGGACATTTGCAATATCTTCAGTGGGGCCAGTTGGTCTATACGTTTGACGGCGTGGCCGAGCCGGACCGAGCGGCCTATCGCTGCGCCGGCTGTGCCGCGCTCATCGCGGAACATGCGAAGGGCTGGATGCTCGAACAGGGCCGCTGGATCCACGACGACCCGGAGAATCCCGTGCGCTCCTTTCACATCAACGCGCTCTATCAGCCCTACGGCTGGGCCCTCTCCTGGCCCGAGCTCGCCCGGCAGTGGATCGAGGCCAATGAGAAGGCGGCCACCGGCGACATGCGCAAGCTCAAGACGTTCATCAACACCGTGCTGGCCGAGACGTGGGAAGAGAAAGGGGAGAAGGTCGACCAGTCGGCGCTCTATCAACGGCGGGAGATCTATGAGGCGGCCTGTCCGGGTGGCGTGTTAGTCCTGACGGCCGCGATCGATGTGCAGGACGACCGCCTGGAGGCGGAGATCGTGGGCTGGGGTGAGGACGAAGAATCCTGGAGCATCGACTATCGCGTCTTCCCCGGCAGCCCGGCCCAGCCGACCGTCTGGAAAGATGTGACCGACTGGCTGGCGCGTCCGCGGCTGCATGTCTGCGGGATCGCGCTCCGGGTCGAATGTGTCTGCGTCGATACCGGCGGGCACCACACCAAGGAAGCCTATTGGTTTGTGCGGCGGTACCGGGGCCGATGCTATGCCATCAAGGGCAGCAGCCAACAGGGAGCGCCGCTCGTGCCACCGCGGCCGACCCGGCCCCGCGGCAGCACCGTGCATCTCTACCATCTCGGGACCGTCGCCGCCAAAGATACGATTTTCCCGCGCCTCGCGCTGACAGAGCCGGGCCCCGGCTATGTGCATTTCCCGGATCGACCGGAATATGACGAAGAATATTTCAAACAACTGGCGGGCGAAGAGAAACGGTCCAAGTATGATCGCGGTGTGAACATCGGCTATTTCTATAAAAAAATCCGTGCCAGAAACGAAGCGCTTGATTTGAAGGTGTATAACCTGGCGGCCGTCTCCTTGCTCAATCCGAACTGGGCGAAGTTGGCCGCGAAGCTCGAGCAGCCTCCGCAGATGGATCTCGCACCGGAGGACGAGGATCAGCAGCCGGCGGCGGTGGGGGTGTCGGATCCCGCGCCGAAGCCATCCTTCGTGACAGATCGCAGCACCAAACCGCAGCTGCCGGCACATCGCCGTGGCGGCTTTGTGAAGGGGTGGCGGTGATGGATTGTGGACTGCCCAAGCTGACCAAACGACTGATCGACCTGGCGACGCATCCCGCCAAAGGGCAACGGTTCCTGCGTGATGGAGAGTTGAGGGGGTTTGCCATCCGGATCACCAAGGGAAGCAAGACCTTCATTCTGGAACGGGAAATTCAAGGCCGGGTGCGCCGTATGACGCTGGGCCGTTATGGCATGCTCACCATCGACCAAGCCCGTGATCTTGCCAATGTGAAGATTGTGGAGATCGCGAAGGGGAACGATCCTGGAGAAGAAAAAGAGCGGCGATCACAGTCTGCCACGTTCGTGGAATTAGAAACGCGCTACCTCGCGCAGCATGCGGTCACGAAAGCGAATCCACCTCTGAATGGAGCTCTCATGAATAAAATCGAAGAACACACCAACCGCAGCTTAGGAGCTTTAATGGATTCGCGTCAGCTATCCGAGTTCACCACTGTTTCGGTAGAAAGGATTGAAGAGCTCGTTCAGCTCCTGCTTATTCCGCATTTGAGAGTGGATAACGGACCGCCTCTTTTCCGAAAGAGAGAAGCGGCTAAATGGATCAACGATAACCTCGTGACTGAGTATGCTGGGGCAACCTTGCCTATCAGATTTGCCGTGCATTCGCTGGTGGCCCCCGACAAAGATATTCCGATTGAGCTTTCTTCCATGAGAGATCGCCTCTTTGAAGGATTGGGCCAAACTGGATTCAACCCGCCATGTATTTACTTCCTAATTTCGAATCGATGCATCGCCTATGTTGGTCAGTCAATCAATCTGCCTTCCCGTCTCGATGAACATCGTAGATCAGGGAAAAGCTGGGAGAGGGTATTGTGGATTCCATGCCCGGAAGCCCATCTGCAGGACGTGGAGCAGTTCTGGATTCGTCATATCAAACCACCCTTAAACAATCCGCATGAAGTGAAGGGCTATGAAATTAATCCTCCCACACATCTCGTTTTCACCGGAGTGCAGACGTCTGCAGAAAGGTAGAGGTTTCGTTGCCGCCGAAGCTCTTCACCGTCAAGGATCTCGCCACGCTGTTCCAGAAGGACGAGGAGACCATTCGCCGGTGGATTCGCGAGGGGGACGTGTTCCCGAACGCGTTCACGGTGAAAGGCGGATTCTATGTCCCGGTCAGCGACGTCAAAAAAATGATGAAGAAAAATGCTGCTGAATCGGAGCTAGTTGAATCCAAGCAAAAGCCCGCCCCGCGCGCCCCCAAGGGATTTGTCACCGGCTGGAAATAGGCCGAAAGTCGTACCACAACGTACTACATTAGGCCACAACGTGCCATAGACGGTTTGTCTGATCGCGGGTATACCGTCGCGCATGAGTGTGCCGACGCCCACAACGGAACCCACCACCTTTCGCGCAGGAGATCTGCTCTCATGGTCTAAATCACTGCTGGACTACCCCGCCAGCGGAGGCTGGACGCTCGCCTATACGCTCATCAATGCCGCCGCGAAAATCACGATCAATGCGAGTGCGAGCGGCGCGGACTTTCTGATCTCGATCGCCGCGTCTGTGACGGCCGCCTATACCGCCGGTTCCTATCGCTGGATGGCCCGCGTCACGAAGGGCACCGACATCTATACCGTCGCGGAGGGCATGATCGAGATTCTCCCGAACCTCGCCGCCCTCTCGACGTATGACGGCCGCACCCATGCGAAGAAAATGCTCGAGGCGATCGAAGCGGCCTATGAAGGCAAGGCCTCCACCACCCAGCT